AACACAGCAGTATATCAAGCTTTTCTACAACCAGGAGATAAGATTCTTGGTATGGATCTAGCGAGTGGTGGTCACCTGTCTCATGGTAGCCCACCGAACATCTCTGGTAAGATCTATAGTGCGCATACTTACGGGGTTGACGAGAATGGTCTATTAGACTATGATGCTATTGCTGAACGAGCTACTTATGTTCGTCCTAAGATGATCGTTGCAGGCGCAAGCGCATACCCACGGGTGATCGACTGGAAGCGCTTTCGTGAGATTGCGGACTCTGTTGGTGCGTTGCTTATGGTCGATATGGCTCACTATTCTGGATTGATCGCAGGTGGCGCATATCCAAGCCCAGTGCCATACGCTGATGTTATAACGAGCACCACACATAAGACGTTACGTGGTCCCCGTGGAGGAGTTATACTTTGGAACAACCCAGACTATACTCGTAAGATCAACAGCGCTATCTTCCCAGGTACTCAGGGTGGCCCATTGATGCATGTCATTGCTGCTAAGGCACAGTGCTTCATTGAAGCTGGACGTGAAGACTTTGGTGCATATGCTCAGGACGTTGTGAGTAACGCTAAGGCCATGTGCGATGTGTTTGTGGAACGTGGTTTACCAGTACAGACGGGTGGGACAGACAGTCATATCATCTTAATGGATCTCAGTAAGAGCAAGTATAGTGGTCGTGAGGCAGCAGACTTATTAGAGAAGCATGGGATAACTGTGAATAAGAATGGTATTCCGAACGACCCACGTAGCTTCGTAGAGACTAGTGGCATTCGTATTGGTACAGCAGCGGAGACTACACGTGGCCACGATGATCTTTGGTTTTCCGAACTGGCGCATCGAATCGGAGATATATTGTCATGAAAATAGTCGATACTTCGAAAGTTTATGGGATTGAATATGAGCGAAAATAACGAGTACGAGCCCGATAATTGGGTAGTGATCCGCCTACAAGAGAACGATACGTCTGCTCCGATATATAAAGTCCTTGCAGGCGGAGATCGGCAGGTTGGCACAAGAAGCGATACTTGGAGGTTCAATAGTGGTATCGTTGGAGTTGAAGACGTTGACCATTCGTATAACTTCCACGGGTATTCTGGTTCTGTATATATCTGCAATAAATACAGCTATCGACTAGAGGATAATATCTCCCACTTTTATGATAACGTAAAGGCACAACTTGGAGATAGAGTCACTCTTATGGACGAAGATACGGACTGGTTGAGTATTGACTGGGGCGTCCAGGACAAACACGTATCTGTACGCAAAGATGATACTGAGTAGGAGATAGACATGGGAATGAAGTTAGCTGGTATCATGGCATTAGTGACAGTCCTCACTGGAGGAGCGTTCTATTGGTACTATGCTGATACCCAAGCCAAGATGGCAATTCTTAATGAGAATAACGCCAAGCTTGGCATCGCTATTCAGATCAGCGAAGATACGATCGATCAGCTCCAGGTCGACTATGATGATGCCAGCGAATCACTGATACAGCTCAACGACGAGTTTGTGGCGATTCGTAGGCAGAACCAGACGCTAGCTGATAAGTTAGATAAGAACGATATAGGTTATCTAGCGTCTAACAAGCCTGTTCTAATAGAGCGTATTATCAACATAGCGACCGACAGGGCTAACCGATGCTTCGAGCTGTTGTCTGGCGCAGAATTAACTGATACTGAAAAGGAGTCAACGGATGGTAAAGCGTTCAATAGCGAATGTCCTTGGTTGTTTGATCGCTATAACACTGATTAGTGGATGTAGCACGGTCCCGCAAAGGATTGAATTGTCCGCAGAGCCTGTTGATAAGCCAAAGTTAGTTCTGCCCGAAGCAGACGAGTTGTATCTACGAAGAGTTGAATGGTCTGTTATCAATGCCACGAACTTCAAAGAAAAGCTTCTGGGACTGGGTGCAGACGGACATTCTCCAGTATTCTTCGCTATTACCGACACCGGATACGAGAACCTTGGTCTCAATCTATCTGACATCAGGGCTTACGTACACCAGCAACAGTCGATCATCAATGCGTATGAGCGGTATTACCAAGCGTCAGATAAGGCGATTGATGATGCTAATGCGGTGATTATCGATGCAAAGCAACAGGTAAACGCACCACTCGTGAAGTAGATATAATCCAAAATAAGTGTTGACACGTGTTGCTAGATGGTATATAATGTACATATTGAATTGAGATACGAGAACAGCTGATATGATTATGATTCTACAAGAAGTGAATGAACCATCAGATGTTGGATATAAAGGAATATATCACGTAAACGAGCAGGGACACTTGGTAGCCCATCAACAACTGGGAGGTGTACTGAAGGTATTTAGAAAACCTCTTAGGATGTTCAGCAAGACCAGACGCAAGTTTGAGAAGATCGGAGGATACTATGAGTAAGACTGATGTTGAATACGTGATGGTGACTACAATAGCTACTATTCGGAAGCGATACTTTATCCCTTCTGATCAAGTACCTACTAAGGGAGATCTAAAGATAGCTCTGGATATGATTGAACGAGATGATACTCCTGTTCAAGCTAGTATGGAGCTACAGCTAGGAGAGCATGTAGTTGACTATGAAGGTATAAGTGAAGATAACCTGATGATAGTCTTGGATGAGGATCGATTCGACAAGGATGTTGTAACCAAGTCTGAGAAGTTAGCGCTGATCAGACACATACAGTAACGGTTGGATCAAAAGATGATTACGATATATGGAGCGCCTGGATGTGTGTATTGCACGAAATGTACTCAGCTAGCAGATACGTTTGAACTTGATTATAAGTACAAAAATATCTTAGAGCATCCCGAGGAGTTTTTGGAGCAATTTCCTGAGATTCCGGGTGTACCACAAATAGTTTGGGGAGACCGTAAGATTGGTGGTTACCCAGATTTTGCTCAAGCAGTGAATGATAATATTAATGATGGAGAAACAATATGACTAAAGATGATATCTTAGCAACAATGCGACTTGACGATGTGAGTATCGAGTTCGTGAAAGTCGATGGCACCATGCGAACTATGGTAGCTACCTTAAATGAGGATAAGATCGTATCTACTCCAGCGGAGGCTAAGCCTGGCGCAGTAGCTCGTAAAACAAACACCGAAAGCTGCTCGGTGTGGGACGTCGAAGGAAGTGCTTGGAAAGCATTTCGTTGGGCAAATCTTAGATCGGTAAATGGGACACAATTGCCAGATGGCCTTAGCTAATAACGTACAAGCAACGATAGCTCTTATCAAGAGAGATGTTAATCAGACTATTCTTAATCAAGTGACATTCATCACGAGTGAGTCACAGAAGAGTACGAAGTCCATCACGTTGTACATGCCCAATGAAGCTGCCGACGATCCCGCCGTGCAGCATCTCGCCGATGGTGGTTGGAATAAGTACACCTGTATCGTATTCCTTACCCATTGGCAACAAAGCATGTATAACTTGTTTCTTGGCGTTCCTTATAGTGCTGGTATTGTGATGCCAAATGCGATCGATGTTATAGCAAAAGCACCTAAGCCATCTACCGGAGTAAACCTTCTGTTCGTTGGTGACCCAAGAAATGGTCTCGATATAGCGTTCTCGGCATTTAAGAAACTCTCTCCTAAAAATCCAGATATGTTGTTGTACGTCTTTACTGACTTCAGTGTCTACGGAGGTCTCAAGGATAAGAATAACAAATTACATGCGAAGTTTGCTGCTGAAGTTAGAAGTCATCCAAAGGTCATATTCCATACCAATGAGGCCGACTATCTAGGACTAACTAGACGTGTGCCCGTACTAGACGTGTGCCACATACTACTCTTTCCGAACATATATCCAGCGGCAACACACACTCCCCTGCTAGAGTGCATGTCTGCCGAAATGATGTGTATACACTCATCATATGGGTCTTTTCCTGAGATATCCAGAGGTCTAACCTCGATGTACGGTTACTCCGAAGATAAAGAGATCCACCTGAATACGTTCTATCAAGAGCTAGCCAATGTTGTTGCTTTATATGGCAGACTTGGACCTAGACGAAACATCGCCATGAAGTTGGCACAGGATAAGACATTTATAGATACCACGTATTCATGCAAGAGTCGAAGTATTCAGTGGACGGATTTTCTGCTAAACTTGTTGACAAACCAATAAGCTCATGTTATACTACACTCTAAACTGAATGGAGCAAATCGCATGGCTAAAGTAACAACCAAAGCCGCACCCCGCAAAAGTAAGTCACAGCGACAGGTAGAAGAAGGTCATATCGGTCGTGAGACCGTTGATTGGTCTGTCGTCAAGCCTGCTGCATACAAGAAGAATCTTGATGATACCATACGTCATTATGGGTACTTTTATGAGAAGAAGGCATACTGTCAGTGGGTCGAGAGTTGGATGGCACAGTATATGCCGGAGGGTGTTGAGTATTACTCCTACGCAGAATCTTGGATGTCTTCGTCAACATTGGCAGGTCTATGCAGGATGGAGATGAATGGTTGCGTACTGAGCGCTAAGAATAAAGCAACTCAGTTGATGTGGGCAGAAGAGATCATCGAACGTGGTAAGTTCAATAAAGCGAGTATCCCAGCCGAAGTTACAGCAAAGTCTGAAGTGAAGCGCAAGACTCCTGTCGAGCTTTTAGCCGAAAAGACTGCCGATTTTCTCGGCGAGATCGAAGGATTCATTGATGAGTTTTTGGCTGGTACCCTTGATAAGGACTGGTCTATCTATAATGAGATGAAGAAGGCTGGTTCTGCTGCGCAGACGGCACGAGATGCTGGCGCTGTCTACATGGTTATGCAAGAGGAGTTACGAGAGCTTGTCTTTGATAAGACTGAGGAGCTACTCGAAGGCTATAATAACCTTGGCGTTCGTAAGCAGAAAGCGTTCTACACTTTCGTATCCAATATCGTAGAGGATTGCGAGAAGTACTTGATCAGTAAGAAGGCCACTCGTAAGCCACGTGCTAAGAAAGCAACACCCGCTAGTACTCAAGTCGCCAAGGTGTTATACCTTAAAGAATCCAAAGAGTATAAGATCACTAGTGTTGATCCCGTGAAGCTCGTTGGTGCTCAGGCAGTCTACTTATTCAACACAAAGACTCGTGTTCTGAAGTATCTAGTCAGTAATCGGCGAGAAGGATTCATCGTCAAGGGCAGTACGATTCAGGGATTCGACGAGGAACTGTCGATTAAGAAGATGCTGAGAAAGCCTGAAGAGATGTTAGAGTTGGTTGGTAAAGGAACCAAAGCTAAGGCACTTAAAGGATTCAAAGCACTGACTACCAAAGAGAGTGCGTCTGATGGACGTATTAATAGAGAGACTATCATTCTGAAGGTACTGAACTAATGTCAACGATAATCGATTTCGAAGCGGCACGAAAGAAGATCAAAGCGCAAGACGATGCCGTCGAGATGACTGTAAATCAGAGCGAGCTTTCCATGGCAAAGTACTTCGCCGTCAGCTCAGCTAAGGACATCGTTGCAGGGCTGGAGCTGATAGGAGTCAAAATCGACGCTAATCCTCTGGCTGTGCTGGAGATTCGGGTGTTGATCGATACCATAGAGGCATTATTCTATAGGACAGTTGGAGAGGAGCATCCATTTCATACTATATCGAATAGCATATATGCACATGAGGACGTAGACTACTCGAAGTTACTTGGTGAGTTTTTGGAAGACCTATATGTAGACGATGAAGATGTGTGAGATATTACTTGACAACCCGCATAAACTATGTTATTATTAGACCTCAATAGATAAAGCTGGAGATACATTATGATACTGGTAGACTTGAATCAAGTTATGATTTCAAACATGATGGCACAGATTGGTAGCCACACTAACGCCCAAGTTGATGAGAATATGCTACGGCATATGATCTTGAACACCTTGCGCATGAATCGTCAAAAGTTCACGCAAGAGTTCGGCGAGCTGTTGATCTGCTGTGACGATAAGAACTATTGGCGACGACAGGCATATCCGTACTATAAGGCGAATCGTCGGAAGTCCCGTGAGAAGTCGGAGTTAGATTGGAATTCGATCTTCGCTGCATTGAATAACATTCGAGAGGAACTGAAAGAGTTCTTCCCGTACAAGGTCATGCAGATTGAGACGTGTGAAGCGGATGATATCATTGGCACCATCGTCCATAAAGAGGGCAAAGTACTGAACTCGGGTGAGCCTATTTTGATTCTGTCTGGCGATAAAGACTTTGCACAGTTGCATACATACGCTAACGTCAAGCAGTACGATCCTACTCGTAAGCGCTGGATCTCTCAGTCTAACCCAGAAGAGTTCTTGTTTGAACACATTCTTCGTGGTGATGCTAGTGATGGCGTGCCAAACGTACTATCAGCAGACAATGCACTTGTTATGAACATCCGTCAGCGTCCGGTCACTAAAAAGCGGATACTAGAATGGGTGGACATAAATAAAATGGATAGTGAAGTAAAACGGAACTATATGAGAAATAAGTCAATGATTGACCTGACTGAGATTCCAAAATCGATCCAAGAGACGATTCTGGAAAGCTACGCTGAAGAGAACACCAAAGATCGAAGTCAGTTGATGAATTACTTTATTAAAAACAAACTTAAGAACTTAATGCCTAGCATAACGGAGTTTTAACATGACTACAGAATCATTAGCAGAGATTATCACACAGGTATGTGCCATCGAGCAGACTGCTGATAAAGTTGCGTACCTACAGAAGAATAACTCGATCCCATTGAGAAATATTCTAATCTTTATGTACGACAAGAAGTTCACATTCAGCATTCCTTCGACTGCCCCACCCTACACGCCTTCGGTGCATAACGAATCGCATGGTCTGTTGTATCGAGAGGCTAGGAAGATTGTATATCTGATCAACGAATTGACTGAAGGTGAGAATCTGAGCCAGATTAAACGAGAGTCTTTGTTTATCCAAATACTAGAAGCTGTTGATCGAGAAGATGCAAAGTTGTTAGTTCGAATGTTATCAAAGACTCCATATCCAGAACTACCTGTCGAGGTGATCATTGAAGCTTTTGGGCCAATCATTAGCGATCCCGTAGCAGTTGGTGAAGTAAAGCGTGGTCGTGGTCGACCTAGAAAAGTAGTATAACGTTAACCTAAAGTAAGAGTGTGTATCAATGTCCAAAGAAATGAAGTTTCGTGAGTGGATCGAAGAAGATAATGCGAGAGAGTCTATCGGTAAAAAGAAAGACTCTAAGCGATACGATAAACGAAAAGCCGACATCCAAAAGGCTAGACGAGAGAAGAGATCTTATAAGGACTCGGATTCGTTTTTCGACTGATCGTTGACACTGCTAACAATATATGATACAATGTGATATAACAACTTAATAAAGAGATTGATATGAGAATTAGTGAAAAGTTAGTACTTGTCGACTGTGATGGCGTTCTTCTAGATTGGCTATACACCTTTAATAACTGGATGAGTGAGCACGGATATAAGCAAGCCGCCAATGTCGATACCTACGATTTATCGGTAGTGTACGGCATGGACAAGTCAACTATGTCCGGCCACATAAAGAACTTTAATGAAAGTGCTGCAATTGGATATCTTCCGCCTCTACGAGATGCTGTTAAGTATGTTCGTAAGATGCACGAGGAACTTGGATGTGTCTTTCACTGCATCACCAGTCTAAGTCTAAACCAGTATGCTGGAACCCTACGAAAGCAGAATATCGAGAATCTGTTCGGGAAGACTGCATTTGAGAAGATCGTCTGTCTCGATACTGGCGCAGATAAAGATGAAGCTCTGCTGCCGTACATCGATAGTGGATGCTTATGGATAGAGGACAAGGTACCAAACGCTGAGCTGGGAGTTAAGATGGGACTGACCTCGGTGCTTGTTCGACACAGCTTCTCTAAGGACTACGTCAATGATGATGTTGTGGTCGTCGACACTTGGAAAGAAATCTACGAAATGCTGTCGTGAGTTTCCTTCGATATAAATATCCTTGAAGGGTACACTATGATTAGACAGCCCCGTGCTGTCTTTTTTATTAAAGATAATGGAGATATTGACACAATGCCTATATATACTTTTGTGGATAACACAACTGGTGAAGAACTTGAATTTGTTATGAAATTTGATGAACGAACTGAGTACCTACTCGCCAATCCAAATATTACGCAAACGATAACTTCAGCGCCAGCTTTAGGAGATGCTGCACGCCTGGGAGTCACCAAGACTCCAGATAGTTTTAATTCACTGATGAAACACATACACCGAAACAACCCCGGATCTACAATCGAAACTAGATAATCATAAGGATATTTACATGTCTGCACAGCGTCGAGAGAGAAGTGGAAAACGAGAGAAAAAAGCATTCGGACAGCAAGGCCCCAATCCCCTAGAAGCAGTACACCAACCTTCCACTGGAATCACACTCAGCACTAAAGTAGCACCAATGACAGAGAACCAACGCATAGCATTTGATGCTTGGGACGATGGCTCCAACCTAATGCTTCATGGCATTGCCGGAACCGGTAAGACATTCTTGGGGCTATACTTCGCACTCAAGTCTGTTATGGAAAAGAACTCTGTACATAAGAAAGTGTTTGTTGTTAGATCAATCGTACCTACTCGAGAAATAGGTTTTCTCCCTGGCTCCGAAAAAGAAAAAATGAAAGTGTACGAAGCACCTTACTACGACATCGCAACCAAGATATTCAATCGAGGTGATGCGTACGAAATCCTGAAACAGAAGAACTGTGTTGAGTTTATTTCGACATCATTTCTGCGAGGAGCAACATTTGATGATTGCATCATTCTGGTGGACGAAGTTCAGAACATGAGTGACCAAGAGTTGCACACTGTCATGACCCGAGTTGGCGAGAATTGTCGAATAATCTTTTGTGGTGACGTTAAACAAGACGATTTGACGAGCGAGCGTAAGAAAGAGATATCTGGTCTACGTGTATTCATGAAGGTCATTGAGCGTATGAGAGAGTTCGACTTCATCGAATTTGTTATCGACGATATCGTTAGAAGCCAGTTGGTCAAATCCTATATAATCGAACGAGACAAACAAGGACTATAAATAGCACTATGGATGATTATAAACAACAAATGGTAAATTGGTCACCAGACGAACAGCTTCAGGAGGGCGAAAGCCTTCTCGTTGAGGTTCGCCCGGAGGCTTTGGGTCAGAAGATATGGGAGTTCGGTGAAAGCCACGACTCGCCCGAATCTAAAGAGTCTGAACGTAAACTAATAAGAGAGTAGAGAGTAATGGCGGACGTAAAACGAATACGAGTATTTGAACTTAGTGATGGATCTAGAGTTGGTCATCAGTTGTCAGAAGCAGAGGTTAAAACCTTTCTTGCAGCTAACGCTGGCTCGAAGTTGGTGAGATAGGACGTGCCCGTATTAAGCGTTGGAGTTGGCGTGGTTGAGGGAGCAATCTCTCAATCACATCTTGAAGACGATTTACTCGTATTTGATCCATACTATGACGTAGATCCCGAGATCAGCGGTGATAGGCTTCCTCCGGTATATGCGAACTACATGGGCATAGATCCGGCGGACGGCGTTTATAAGCTGTTGGCGTATAATATCACACTCAACGTTACTATAAGTCCATTCGCACCAATTGGTATTTACGGTGGTGGTGAACCCGATGAGATCACAGTTGATGATAGTAACGGTAACCCATTTACGAATGAAGTGTACTATTATGTAATTGATAGTATCACCACAGCAAATACTAACTATAATTACGAATTTGTATCCGGCGGAGCATATACTGGCATCCCAGCGGCGGGCAGTATCAGTAAGACTAGCTTTATTACTATAACTGAGTCGATTAGTCCATACACCACATCTACAGCCGCATGGTATTGCCTTATGAGTGATTTCACCTATGAGACGTTTTCTAGCGATACATTGGTGTATCTGGCGGCAGACCCAGCATACAAATCGATGATATCGTTGACGCTGGTTGAGCCATTTAGCATACCGGATGGCGCTGACGTGACGCACAACTTCACTGTTACAGCAACACCGTATACATTCGATTTGGATTATCAGGACAACCCGTACGGTCCTCCCATAGCGGGTGATCCAGTGACACTAGTTCCGGCACCAAAGATTGGAACTCTTATGTACGAGACTGACTCGCTTGTCGATAAAGTCAAAAATCTAGCAGCAGCAGGAGACTAGCTATGCCAGCAGCAGCACGAGTCGGCGATGCCGTACTAACCGGCCACCCAGGTTCAATCACAACGACCATCGCCAGCTCGCCAAATGTCAAAGTATTCGTCCAGGCATTACCAGCAGCCGTAGCAGGATCGATCCTAGGACCACACCTCGGCCCCGCCACCAGCCCCGGTGGATTTCTTCCCCATCTTCCACCACCAATAGTGGTTGGGGGATCAACTAAAGTATTATTGGGAGGATTTCCTGCGTTGAGGGTAGGCGATAGTGCAGATCTAGGCGTCATCATGGCTGGATCATTTAAAGTGCTAATTGGTGGATAAAAAGGTTGACATCGTAACGCATCTATAGTATAATGGTTCTTCAATAAAGAGGAATATTATGTTTACGCATGTCGATCACGGTTATGCCCTTAAAGAGTTATCAGCAGATACTTCAGAAAAGGGTCGATTCTATACTACGCCAACAGGCGCAATACTTCCTTCTGTCACCACTGTCCTAAGTGTCCAAGATAAGTCTGGACTCGATGCTTGGCGAAAGCGGGTGGGAGACGAGGAGGCGAATAAGGTGATGCATCAGGCGTCACTTCGAGGTACCGCTGTTCACCAACTGGCAGAGGACTATGTGAACAATGATCCAAACTGGAGCAAGGGTGCAATGCCCGCTAACGTGTTCACCTTCAATACAGTCAAAGCAGTATTAGATAAGCATATGGATAACATCTGGATGCAGGAAGCACCCCTGTATTCCGAGAGGTTGTCAGTAGCAGGTCGAGTTGACTGTATCGCAGAGTGGGATGGTGTGCTATCAATCATCGACTATAAGACATCTCGTCGACCAAAGAAGATTGAATATGTCCAAGGATACTTCATCCAGGAGTCAGTCTATGCTGCATGTTTCTTCGAGCGCACTGGTGTTCCGATCAAACAGATCGTCACTGTCATAGCTGTTGATGATAACGAGCCACAGGTGTTCATCGAGCAGACTATGAACCATCTACACAAGTTTGTGGCCCTACGAGAGAAATATAGAGAAAAGTTTGGAATATAGCATAAAAAGGGTTGACTCTGTTATCGTGTGTGGTATAATAGATACTTAATTGATTGAGAGAGTGATTAGATTATGGCATTTGCTTCTAACGAAACTTACTTCGACCAGAAAGCCACCATCCTCGGCAGCTTTCGTGAGAAAGACTTTGATAACTACTTCGAATTCTCTGTAAATGACGACAACAATGCCGCCTTCGATGACTACCCACACAAGATATGGGTGTCTAATGAGGCTAATCCTCCGGGCGGAATGCGCCCTTATCGATACGGCACCGTTAAGAAGAGCGTTGCTTACCTCTGCGTAGACGAAGACGAGTTTGGTCTTCCAGTCCTCGAAAAGTGGAGCATCAAAGGATACAACAAATATGTGAACAAACGCTAAAATAGTTGTTGACTCTGCCAGCTACTGTGTTATAATGTACATATACTAAGAAATGAGAGAGATCACTATGTTCAACCTTCCAGCTTCTATGATCAACCCAGCCTCTTTTGAAGAGTCTTGCGCCACCATGCTTCGATTCGGCAACGAAGACTTGTTGTGGGGGATGAAGCGATTAGATGCAATATTCGACGCTCATTGTACAAATCCTCTAGAAGATGATGACGATCTGTACTATAGCCGAAGCACCGAATTCAATGCTTACAATGTTGTAAAAGAAAACATGTCTAAACTCTTCGTATAAGGAACTACACTATGTGGACAGCAAAACCAAATTTAGTCAATAGTAAGAACCAGAAGACCTTTCCAACCATTGAAGAGGCGGTGACGTACCTCGAGGACTTCACGGGAAT